CTGAACATCTATCCTAATCTGTTTGTATCTAGGGTCATTAAAAATTAATCCAGTAAGGTTGTCAAGGTCCTCAGCATTATTTATTTGATATTTATCAAGATATTCAAACATTAAATTTGCCAAATGAACTGTTGTATCATTATATTCCAACTGTTGTGTTTTAAATATTTCTCGCAATTCCTTGGATTGAGCCCATCCCAAAAATATTGCCAACCATGAACGTTCGTCTATTTCATTATACTCAATCGTAACTTGCAAGTCCCACCAACTTTCTAAATCAGTCAAAAAGTCTTCCCAACTTTGAAATATTAAAGTTGAGAGATATAATTGGCACGTCCATCTATCTGGTTTTTCTTCACCTGTAGGTTCAGGCCGATTAAAAACGGTTTTTTGCCATGGAAAAAACAATGAATTAATAAATTCAGGACATTTTTCATAGTTATCGTCCATTGCCTTAATAATATTGGTAAATGCTCTATCAACTATTTTATATGTAGCTTCTCTGCGAGCCGAAAGCAATGTAACGGTAAAAACCTGATATGTAATAATAATGCCTAAAGCAATAATAAATGTAGCTATTGTTGGAATTTTACTAGTAAGTCTATCTATAAAAGAACCAACTTTAGAGTAACTCGCGTATATTATTAAGCCTGTCATTAAAAATACAATTGACGCAATTATTGTTAAAATTATTTCATAAACGCTGTATGTCTTCATTATATATATTTAAACAAGTTATTTTTTTTTTGCTTTTGATAAAAACAAATAAACAACTTAAAGGTCCAATATCATTTTCTTCAAGGGAGAAAATAATGACAGAAAATAAAATATCAGAGTTAACATTAGAATGCTTAATGAACAAATCTCAATATGCAAAATACGTTAGCCAATCGCAAGGAAAACCGGATAATAAAACTGTGAATAAAAAAGAGAAGAAATTTTACAAGCGCCGAATTTTTGATTTAACAAAACAATTATTAAATAATGAAAAACCTGAGATGATGTTTCCAGACGTTTCTTCTGCTTTTGATTTATACGCCAAAGTATGCATAGAATATTTTAAAGCTTTAGATAAAACAGACATAATTCAGTCAGATTATGACGGATTTGTTGAAGACGATACAATGGGAAGCATCGCTTTATCAGAAAGCGAACAAGCCGAACTAAATAAATTACTAATGCGTTCTATTAAAATAACTGAACCAAATGCTCTAGAAAAACTAGTAAAACGAACAACAACAAAAATATGTCAGAAGGCTCCAATTATTCCAATGCAAAAAGATATTAATCTAAAAGATCCGGTTCTTAAAAATAAAGGTATTCGTAAAAAGAATAATATCAATAATAAATATGAGGAAACCTCAGAGGAGAAAATCAAAAACAACGAAAAAGACACAAAAACATAAATCTTCAACAAAGAAGCAGGGACACCAAACTACAAGAAGAAACCATTTATTTAGAGAAAAAATGATGAAGGAATTAAAAACAGTAAAATTGAGATGCAGTCCTCAGACAGCAGATAAAAAATACACGTGTTTAGAAGATGAAGCTTTGTATAAGTTAAAAGATTTGTGGAATGCTCGCCACGATGATTCTAAGATAGAATCAAATGACGCAAAGGAGATTTGGACGCAGTTAAATAATAAGTTAAGAGGGGTTTGCAACAAAGAATCGTGCTGGTTAAAACAAAAGTTTGTTAATGGAAAACTAGATAAAGAATTACAGACTTCTTTTGCACCAGTCTCTCCCAAGGAGTGGAGCAAAAATCCAAATGAATGGTTATCAAGCACAGATATATTGGAAGTCATGAAGCAATATGAAATTAAATATAAATGCTTTGATTTTATTGGTCCATCTCCAATTGATTTTGATACACACAAGTTATACGGAGAATGCGTTTGGGAGGAATTGTGTCATTTTAATATTGAAGATGAAATTAAAAATAAGAGATTCAAAATAGGAATGATATTTAATTTGGATCCTCATTACAAAGGCGGTTCTCACTGGGTTTCTATGTTTGTTAATATTAAAAAGGGAGAGATATTTTTCTTTGACAGTGCAGGAGATAAGGCTCCAAAGGAAGTTATGAAATTAGTGAATCGTATTATTAAACAAGGAAAACAACTAAAAATTCCCATTAATTTCAAATTTGATCAGAATTATCCAGTTGAGCATCAATATGGGGATACTGAGTGCGGAATTTATTCTTTGTATTTTATTGCGCATATGTTAGAAGATCGTCACGATAGTAATTACTTTAAAACTCACAAATTAGATGATAAATATATGGAACAATTCAGAAAAGTTTATTTTAACAAGGAACTGTAATAACACGTAAAAGTATATAAATAATATTTTACTATTAGTTATATACAAATAAGAATGGCTAATTCTCAAATAAACATAGATTTCATTACAACGGAAAACATTGAAATGCTTTGGGAAATAATTTTAGATGATATAAAAGAACGTTTAAAATCTCAAGAACAGGCATCTCAAGCAAGAGCATTTTTTATAAACCAGGCGAAAACATTCTTTGAAAGAGAGAAAACAGTGCCACAAAATTTAATGCAAATGAATAAAAAATTTATTGGTCAAATCATGACAAGTCTTAGCAGCGCAAAGCAAGCGCAACAACCTCAAAAAATAAACATTTCTAACAAAGAACCAAACAATTTCACTATAGAAGATTTACACAGCGAGAGACTTAGTGCATTTGAAAAAAATCTTGCGGAAAAAAAAAATGATTTTATGAGCGCAATGTCAGTTCCTGTTCCGGAAGCACCAAAATTCGGCGACGCAGACCTGGATAAGCCGATTGGAAGTGCCATGGATGAACTAATTGCGAGAACCTTGGCTCAGAGAAATTTTGAAATAGAAAATATTCATAAAGGAGCGAATAAAGAAGATGTTGCAAAATGGTTAAAACCGGCAGAAACCTCTGTTAAAAGTGAAAAAATACAGGAAAATGAAAATTCTAAACTTCAAATGGATCAAAAGCAAATGCAGTATCAATACGTTCATCAACAGTCTCCAAAGTTAATACAGATTGGTCCACCTTTAGATAAATCAGAAAAAAAAATAACGTGGGGTCCAAATTCTGAATATGAATCACCGGAATTGAATAGAATTAACTTAGAAATTCAAGAAATTGAGTCAGCCAACAATAAACCCATGCAAAATGACATCTTCTCAAAATTGAAGCCGGCAAAGGATTTACAACCTGACGTAAAAGAAGAATTAAAAAATATGCACGAACGCATAAATAGTATAGATGAAAAAATGAATACAATCTTATCTATTATAAGCAAAATAAAAATTGATTAGCTTTGCACAAAAAATTATAAAGACAGATAATAACAAACAATATGAGAGTTTTAAGCGTTTCACTAATCTATTTATTAATAAGTTCAAGTATATCACCAGTTGCGTCTTTTTGGGCGCAGTTTAAACATAAAACACCACATGCAACAAAAAATAGCAAACTAAACAAAATAAAAGAAATCAAAGAAATGCAATACACGGAAAGCACGTGGGATGACGGAGAAGTTGAATGGGAAAATATGCAAGACGCGAATGAAACAAATCAAACATACGTTGTTAAAAAAAGACCATTAATAAATTTACTCCCGGTATATAAATCTACACCTCTTTATGAAGCAATTGAAATGGATCAAACAAAAATAGCGTCAATATCTGCAATTGTTAGAACAACTTACAAGGAGACATTTAACATAAACACCATTATATCAGAATTGGATAGCAAAATTTCAAACCATTACTTGATTATTCCCACAGAATTTGTTATAATATCCATGTTAACAGGTTTGGCGATTGCCTACAATAAAACAAACGAAACTGAAAAAGAAAGACTTGAAAAATTGTATATATTAACTAAACCTGAAGATTATCACATAAAATATGCAAAAATGAGAAGAATAAGCATGGCTGTAATTATTATTTTATCGTGTTTAACGACAAGAAATGTCCTATCTGCTGGATAAATTAGTTTATTTTATTATGTTATATTATATGTCGTGCGATCCAAATGCATTTAAAAAAATAGACGAGATTGAAGAATTTAGTGAAGCTGATAAACAAATGTTAAAGAATATTTTAAGCGAAGAACTTCGCGGTGGAAAAAGACGCAAAAGGAATCAAAGTAAAAAAAATAAAAAACAAAATAAAAAAACAAGAAGGCATCAAAAAGGTGGAGATAGGTGCGACAATTTAGCGTGTCTTTCTTTGTTGGGCTCTATTCTTTTTATTGGTTATGGAATAGCTACGTGTGCATACTCCGGAGCTTATACAAATGTATTGCGTTTTGCATTTGATGGTTTTTCTACAGCATTTAATATTTTATTTGGAGTTACTGCTTTTGCGCGTTTCAATGACCCAACAAAGTCTCTCGCTGATAGAACGGTGGCAGCTCATGCAGGTCAATGGGATGTTCTTGGAAAATGGAATGGAATTTATGGATATTCTGGAAGAATTGTTGGATATATTAAAAAGTTAAAAACAAAAGGAGTTTCTTGCAGAAACATTATACCTGATCCATTGTTTGACTTTTTAAAGATATTGTGCGAAGTAAAAAATGAAAAAATGTCAGAAGAGGAAGCAAAGAAAAAAATAACGGACTTATTGCAACCCATTCAAGATTCAAAGGACGTTATAAATATAGAAGGAAACAGCATTATAATAAAAAATATGAAACCAGAACAAGTTATTAAGATTAACATAGAGTTATTGTCTAATTTAGCAGTGCCTCAAGACCAAGACTTGTTCCAAATTCCTGATCCTATTCCTGAACCTATTCCTGAACCAGATGAAGATTATAATAGACCAACAGTTGGATTAAGATACAGACCGGTTTCTCCGCAATCAAGTCCGCAAACAATTCTAGGAAAAAAAGACGACTAATATTTTTATAATAAAAGTTACAATCAAACTTTTATTATACCGGTAAGATTAAATCTTCCTAATAACAACTCCAGCAGGGGTTTGTTCTGTAGTAGCAATTAAAATTGGGTCTACTTGAGGATTTTCCAAAGCTCTATAGTAGCTATCCAAGTCATATAAATTTCCGCGAGTTTTATCCATTTTACGATAAATGTATTTTTTTCCGCGGAATTCGTATGGTTTCCCTCGCCATTCAATTGCTTTTTTGTTTATTTTTGACACAGTATCAGGTTCTTCCTTTTTATAACTTGGAACATATGAAAATGCAGTAGAAGATGGTTCGCCAAACTGCAAGCAAGTTAATTGTTCCTTTGTGCCGCGCTTTGAGTATACCGCGCAATCAATAGATGCTTCTTTAATAGCGGTTATTATCTTAGAGCTCACATCCTCTTTTATAGTTGAAATCTCAAACAAAGCTTCATCACTAGTTAATGGTATTTGCTCCTCCTTATCTTCTTTTCCCTCTACTTGAATCTTATAAGTTCTTTTACTCTTATCCATTCTTTTCAACTCTATAGATTCTCCGCTATCAATTTGTTTTTTTGTGAATGTCATCAAATAAAGAAACACTTCTACAGTTTGAAGTGCTTCTGGCAAATTTTTATGACTGCAAATGCGGCGCGCTCTGCCTACAACTTGGTCTACACGAGTAGGATGCCAATATGGTTCCATAATATGCACATAGCGCGTGCTTCTCAAGTTAATGCCTTCTGAACCAGATGCGGTAATCATTAAAACTTTAATAATTTCACCCATATGATTGTTGTGAGCAATTTCTTTTAACTCGGCTGTTATAGGCGATTTCACATCCCAATCGCTGTTATAAATGTTACGTATGATCTCCTTTTCCTCTGCGGATTCTGTGCCTGTGTATAAAGCAAATGTAGGTTTACCTCTATCCTCTTCACTAATGTCTAAATTCCAGACGCCTCCAGCATCCTTTTTAATTTTGAATTGAGTAAAACCATTGGCTTCCAGAACCATCTTAAATATTCCAATACCTTCAAGTGTTCTAAATTGACTGTAAACCAAATGCAAGCCGCGATGCTCAGGATCTTGAATATTTTCTAGTATATGTAAGTATTTTGGACTGTATTTTTGTAGTCCTTCTGGTGATAAGACGGTGCTTTCATTTTCTCTCAAAAATTCAATAGCTCGTTGAATTCTTTTTTCATAAGTTGCATCGGCTAATTTTTCAATTGCTTCATCGCCTTCAATTTCGCCGTCCCATGCATCTCCTTCCAAGTCATTAGTTCCTTTTTTGGAAGTTTCTTTTAAAGCTTCTTCGTATACATTTTCCAATTGGGTGGCCTCTTCGCGTTCTTCTTTTGGAAGAGGGCGTCCAGGAGGTTTTGGCATGACAAAATTGCAATATAACCGAGAGAAAATGCGATATGTTGAAGTGGGATCTTTGTAAATTCCATTTTCATCCATTGCACCTTTCTTTTTCTTAGAATTCTTTTCTTGCTTTCTCTCTTGAGCACGAGCCGCCTCATACACGGTGAATTGAAAATCACTCATTGGTATTTTAATAACGTGAAAATCGGTAAGCTTTTCATATCTAGGCATAAGAGACTCTTGTGCGCTTCTAAAATAAGACGTTAATCCAATAATGCGACGCTTGAACAATTCCATATTTTTGGTTTCCCCAGAATCGGCTTTAATAAACATTTCAACAAAGTCGTCAAATTTGTCAGGTAACGCTTTTTGATAAGTTATTTTAACCCCAGACGTATTAACGCTAACTCCGGCATTCTCTAAAATACTAATAACTCTGCGTTCAAAATCGGCATCACTAATTGTTCCGCGTTCTTCAATGTGCAATTTTCCCTTCTCATCCTTGTATTCTTTCTTTTTATTAGTGACGCCTTGATAACCTGTATCTTCTTTTATTTTGTTTTCAAATCCAAAAGGGTTTCTTGTAATAGTTAATACTTTATCCTTGGAATAATCCAGATAATCTAATACTTTTTCTCTCGTGAATATCTCCTGTAACCTCTCTTTTCCAACAGATTGTCCGGAACGGATGTCAAGTGGGATCTCCCAAGTCTTTATGTAACCTCGCAAGATATTGAAAAGTATTCCAATTTCGTTGGGGTAGTTAATAATTGGAGTTCCTGACAACAAAACAACTCTAGCATTTTTAGCACTTAACAATAGCTCGTATAAAATGAGTGCCAATGAGTAAGGAACTCTTTCTTTTTTGCCGGTTCTATCCACAGGGATTTCCTTTTCCTTTGAAATCTTATTTACAATTCTACTAATAAAGTTATGCGCTTCATCAATGATAACAACAGCGTCATCAAAAATGTTAGTTTCAAAATTGTTTGTCATGTCTTTCAATTTATCTCTACGCAAACCGTTGTAATTAATAAACTTATATTTATATTGAATCATTTCGTCAAGTTGATCATCTAAGCTTTTAATTTCAGTTGGTTCCAATGCGTCATAATTGCTTGGTTGTGTTGTGTTTACTAACCATGCGCCTTTTTTTCGGTTAATGTATTCAACAGATAAATTGAGAACACTAGACAATGTGTCAATTGCTTCAGGATGGTCTCTGGTTGAAATCCACTGCCAAAATTGATTCTTCTTGTAAATTGGTTCGCCATATTTTTTCAACTCTTCCATATAGTTTCTTCTTAAAGACGCAGGAGTCATTACAATAACTTTTTTATTACTCTTGAATCCTTCTGCAATTGCAATAGATGAGAGAGTTTTTCCTGCACCTAAACCGTGGAAAAGCAAAAGCCCACGATAAGGCGTGTATAAATTCAAGTAATCTCTAACTAATTTTTGGTGAGTCAAGAGAGAAAATTCTCCACCAGAACTTTGGCCTATATTATCGCAGGATATTTCAGCAGATTCATCCATAACTTCGTCACGATATGTGCTAAACATGGAATTAATAAAGTTAACAAATTTCTCCCTATTATTCATAAAATAACTGGAAACCTTAATGTTTACGTGAGGTTTTTTGGGAGGCAAACGAGTTATGGTTTCAACCTTGTCAATGTCAACCCACTCTTCTGGAGGCACAAGAATAACTCCTTTTGTAGGACGCTTTGTGCGACGTTTTTTAGTGACAACTTCTTCCACAGCTTCTTTTTCTTCACCTTGGGCTTCTTTTTCTTCGCCTTCTGCTTCCTTTTCTTCACCTTGGGCTTCTTTCTCTTGAACAATAGGAACACCCTCTTCTTGCAATTGAAATAAAATCTTTTTGGTAATCTTCTTAGCCTTCTTCTTTTGAGGTTCTTCTTTTTCTTGCTCTTCTTGAACGGCACTTAATTTTACAGTTGGTTTCAAAACAGTTTTATTTAATTTACGTTCTTGTAATTTAGTAAATAAAGTTTCTCTGTTAAAACCAGTGTCAGTTCCGCGCTCATCAATTATAGTTACCTTACTTAATTCAACCTTTTCTGGAGCAGTTGGAACAGGAACAACAACGGCGACTTTTTCGTGCTCTTCCACAACTGGTTTTATTCTTAATTTTACTTTTAATGATTCTAAAGGATTCATCGCTTATATAAAGTAAATATATAAAACTTTATGCGGAATAAGCGTTAATTTTTTGCAATGCTTCGTTGCAAGCAATTTGTTCAGCCTTTCGCTTGATTTTGTGTTGCCCTTCCCCTAGAAAAATTAGCACCTTTCCAAGTTTAACAATCCATTCTTGGATTTCTTTAAACGTTTTTACGTGGTCAATGTGCGTCGCATTATGTATGCTTACCGCGTGTATAGGTTGACCAATGCACAAATATACACCCATCTTGTAACCATTCTCAACGTCGTGCTCAATCTCTAAATAATGCGGAGTCACCTTGAATTCCTTTTGAATTTTTACTTGCAGTATATTTTTATAATTATCATCATTTTGAATAAGCGCGACCCAATCTATATGCTTTTCAAAAATGTTTTCTACGAATTTTTGCGCGATTTGAAAACCAGGTCCTGTGACAAATACATCTTGAAACCAACCTTCTTCATCTTTTACGGAAATCTTATTGAAATCTAGAAACAAAGCGCCTAAAAACGACTCAAAAAGGCACCCAAGCTTCTTTAAATTTGTTCTAATCTTCTTTTCTTCTGCATGTTTTGACAAAATAAGCCATTTATTTAGATGCATTTCCATAGCAATCTTTCCAATGGCTTCATTTTTTACAATTGCAATTTTCTTTTCAGTCATAAATCCTTCATTTTCTTTAGGAAATCTTCTATACAAATAATATTTTGTAATAAGCTCAAGAACTCCGTCACCTAAGAACTCTAGACGTTCATTAGATTTTGTTTTCAATGTCATGCAGTCAGTTGGTCGTTCAACAATAGTAATATTCTGAGCAAGATTTTCCAAATGAGGGCGCTTAGTATAAGAACGGTGAACAAATGCTCTTTTGTAAAGTTCAATATTATTGACCATTCCAGGGACACCATATTTAGTGAGAATAGATTGAACATCACTCAATGTAATCTCCACATTTAGGGGATTATATGGGTTAAAAATTAGCCCATCTTCTCCACTTACAATATCATCGTCATGAAGAATATTCTTTTCAATGGTTTTGTCTTCCATAATTAATTATTAGTGCGATGCATTTAAACCATTTAGATAAATATTATTTTCCCTCAATAAAAAATAAAATATTTAGGGTATATATAAATGGTAGGCATGCAAACACAGTTCGGACGTGGTCGCTACGTCGACGTTATCTCCAATAGAGGAATTCAAAGTGGTGGTTCTATCGGCGGTGTCAAAAAGGCCGGTTTGTGGACCGGTCAACCCTTCATGAGCGTTTACAACATCGGTAACCATTACACTTACAGAATCCCTCAAAGACAACCAAGCGTGCTCTTTGCGTTGTTTAACACAACGAGAAACCCTGTGCAATACAACAGAAACGGATATTACGCTTCACACTCTGGAAGCCTTGGTTAAACATAAACCTCGCAAAAATTCTAAGCAACTTAATATTATTCTTAAACGTTATAATATTAAGCATCTATAAATGGTTGGTATGATGTATCATTTTGGTAAACAAGGAAGAAATGTTGAGTCCTTGACAAATCGTGGTTGCGCTTCCGGTGGAAGTTGTGGAGGTGATAAAAAGGCAGGAATTGTCACATTTGGAACTACTTGGCAACAAAGAAACATGGGCAATTATCTCAGACGAGCGCCGCAAAGGCAACAAGGTATATTATTTGCTTTAAGAAACACTACAAGAAATCCTGTGCAGCAAAGACGCTCCACATTTGGTGTTATACGCGGATTAATGTAATGCAACACTAGACTACAAAATATAAAATATTAATATTATAGTAAAATCATTTAATAACTTAGTGCGTTACTTATTAAATGATTATTAAAATTGATAATCGCGAACACGAACTGCTTCGTTTATGCAAACATTTTATAGAGACTGGTCCTATTTATAAGGGATTGGAAATTGTTGTTGAAGCTCTCCCTCTTGGCGATGTCATTCTATGCAAAGATGGTTTGGAAAAGATTATCGTTGAGAGAAAAAGTTTAGGAGATTTGTCATCTAGCATAAAAGATGGACGTTATGAAGAGCAAAGCTATAGATTAAATGGTCTTCCTCATCACAATCATAATATTATGTATTTAATTGAGGGTGATCTTACAAAGAATAGTTCATTTAACTCTTTTAATTCATTTAAAGACCGTGTAGATAAGACTACTTTATATTCTGCAATGTTTTCTCTCAACTACTATAAAGGTTTTTCGGTTTTGCGAAGCATGAGCACAGAAGAGTCGGCATTAATAATTTGTAACATGGCTTATAAGTTAAACAAATCTACTGATAAACAGGGGTTTTATTCAAATACCAATACTTTTTCTCTCCCAAACGGTGAATCCCAAAACCAAATTGTGTGTGAAAATTTGGAACAACCTGAGAAGGAAGACTCTTATTGCAATGTCATTAAAAAGGTAAAGAAGGAAAATATTACTCCTGAAAATATTGGTGAAATTATGTTGTGTCAAATTCCTGGAATTAGTTCTACAAGTGCAATTGCTGTTATGAAGGAATTTAAAACTATTCAAAATTTGCTTGCAAAAATCAATGAATCAGAGTCTTGTTTAAAAGACATCAGTTATACAAACGCAAAAGGGCAGTCGCGAAGAATTAATAAGACCGTAATAGCTAATATTATAAAATTCTTAAAGGGGTAAATTAAACGCCTTTAGAAAAATTAGTAAAGAAAAATTATTGTTTTTCTTATCGTATAGTATAATAAATGTCAGAAGATTTAATTAAACTTATAGGAATTGTTGTCATTATTGGATTTTTGATATATTTAGTGGCAAAATCTATGAAATTACACATGAATGTTATGGAAGGTTTAACAAACCCAACTAGTTCATCAAGTGCCAATGGGATTGGTGCATCTGCTTCAAATTATGCAACAACATTGAAGAATCAGGTTACGCAATTACATAATGATAATTTGCTCATGAATAATAAAGAATACGTCAAGGAGTATGGAAATATTATTCTCTCAATGGACGATTATATTAATGCGCTTATGTTGAAGACTGTGTTAAATATGGATGCTACAGCTGATGCAGCAGATACAAACATTGAAGCAATTAAGACGTTGAATGAATTGAATGCTGCCAAAGCCTCATTAAATAACGTTCTAAAATACGTTGACTCAAATTAAAGTTATAGTTATAGTTTTAAACTATTTATTTTTTCAATCTCTGTGGAAAAATAATTACTGAAATGTCTGCAATTGTGGGAATAAACATTGAATGACATTTCCCATTTATATATTATGTTATTAATGCGATTGTCGCCGATTTTTTTTAAATGTTTTTTATAGTCTGGATTGGATTTTACAATATTGTGCCAATCTTCTATTAATTTTTCTTCAGTTGATTCTTCAATATGAATTACTCGGACAATTCCTGGTAACTCATATCCCAAAAACATTTTAATGTATCCAAATGCGTCTGGTTGTTGTTTTGGAGTATAATCAAATACGTAAAAATTATTTAATTGTTTGGATTCATTTGGATTCATTTGGATTTTTTTTGGTTTATTCAATAATTTGATTTTCTCTATTTTTGCTTCTTTTTTAACAGTTACAACATTGTGAAGTTTTAATTCTGGCAAAAAAGAAACAATGGCCGAATTAAAAACCTTTATATGATATGAATGCGAAAAAAATGAGAGAAAGTTTAAAAAGCACAACGTAATTAACGAGAAATTAATCATTAATTATATTATAAATAGTGAATAATAAAAGCAAAATATCTTATTATGTAGTTCGGATATTAACTTCATTTCCTGCGTAATAACCAGTGTCAACTAGATGTTGCGTGTAATCTTGACCACCCCAATTAGGATCCATGGGGTCAGGACTAAACAATAAATTTTCTTGTTCGGCGTTCATTTGATCAAGAGGAGTTGTGGTTCCTTGATAAAAATCAGTTTGGTCAAACGCTGGGTAAGAATTTTTATTATAAGGGGCATCATTGCGTGTGGCGTCAATTAATAGTGTAGGATTGGGTGGTTTTGGAATAGTTGGTGGCAATCCACCCTGTAAGTCGTTTGGACTAGGACGAATTTTATAAACTGAACTGCCTTGAGCGTCAAATGTGCTTTGTAAATATAAAACAGGGCAGCGAATTCCTTGACTGCGTTGCCAATCCACAAACTCTGTGTAATCTTCTAAATTTTCAAACTCAACTGGATTTACTCCAGGAACTTGTGCAACTTTAGAATTATATAAAAAATAGCTGCTGCCTTTTTGAACTAAAATATCAGGACATCTAGGATTGCTAATATTGGTTAAACCCTCCATAAATTTATATGGTTTTGCAGCCACACAATAATAGAGTCCTGCTAAAAAACTAACAATAATTAATATGTATAACGGAGCATTCATTATATATATTAGAGTGCGATAAAATTAAATAAATAAAAATAATGTAACTTTTATTTTCTAGTTTTAATTTATAATGCAGTTTAAAAAACCATTCGTATACATAGATCCAACGTCGTCAAATCAAGAAAACTTGTTAGGAGATTTCAACAACAACGTTAAATCTGGAAAGCACGTATTTTTATTCTTATTTATGGACAACTGTGGACCCTGCAATGACACGAAACCCAAATGGAGTAACATGAAACGTTATTTAAAAAAGGAACACTTAAATGGTGATGATATTGTTATTGCTCAAATTAATCAAAAACTTTTTAATGGTCTAAACGGAGTTGGCAGTGAACCTATGGGATATCCTTGTTTGCGTTATGTTAAATCTCCAACTGTAGAAGAATACGAAGACTCTAGTATTCCTGATAAAGATAGGAGTTCAGAATCATTTGCTGCATGGGTTGAATCAAAAATGAGAGAAGGAAAACGCAATAAACAAAAGGGAGGCATTAAAAGAAGAACAAACCGCAGAGGAGGAAAATGGTCATTAAAATATAAAAAAAGCATTAACTGCAAAAGACCAAAAGGTTTCTCTCAAAGACAACACTGCAAATATGGAAGAAAGACTTTGAAAAAGAAATATTAATTAAAATTGTCTTGCGAATAACCTATTATAGCACATGCAATTCTTTTTCCGGCATTCCCATTTTTCAGACTAGCTTCATCCCCACCTAATCCACAATCGTCTTCGTCTGCGTGAATAATTAATCCTCTTCCTATAATATTTGCCTTTGAACCGCGTAATTTAATAAAATTATCCGACATTCTATATTTGGC